AGCGTTCATGGCGCGTCCTCTGCGATCGAAGATTGTAAACGCAACTACGAGTATCTGAATAGCTTTGAATCCATCATCGTTTGTTTTGATCGTGACGAAGCTAAGATTAATCCGTTGACAGGGGAAAAGCATTTTCCGGGACAAGAAGCAGCCATCAAAGTTGCTGGACTGTTCAAACCCGGAAAAGCTAAGATACTAACTCTTCGAGAGTTTAAGGATGCGAATGAATATCTTCTAAACGGTCGTGGAAAACAGTTCGTAAACGAGTGGTGGAAGGCTGGTCCTTATCAGCCTGATGGCTTGATACTCGGTACGCAAATGTGGGACACGATCATTAATCGTCCGAACCACTTCACTGTTCCGCTACCGTTTGAAGAAACAAATAAGCTTACGTATGGTCTTCGACTTTCAGAATTTGTCCTCGTTCATGCACCAACAGGCGTTGGTAAGACTTCTTACATCAAAGAAATCGAGCACTCTTTGCTTGTCAACAAAGAGCTTATTGAGAAGGGTTACGGGGTTGGCTTCCTTCATCTGGAAGAGCCGAACCACGATACAGCCTTGGGACTTATGTCTGTTCATAACTCAAAGCCCTATCATCTACCTGACACTGAGCGGACGACTGACGAGCTCCGGGCAGCTTATGACGCTGTTATCAATACCGATCGGGTTGTTATTTGGGACCATTTTGGGTCGAACACCGTCGACGCGGTCCTTGATAAGGTTCGTCACATGCACGCTCTTGGATGTAAGTATGTTGTTGTGGATCATCTTTCTATCATTGTTTCCGATCAATCCGGTGATGAGCGTAAACAGCTAGACGAGATTAGTACCAAGCTTAAAACACTTTGCATGGAGCTAAACATTGCTCTTATCTGCGTTATCCATCAAAATCGAGCAGGACTCGTGCGAGGCACAGCCGGTGTTGAGCAAGTAGCAAACATCGTTATTCGACTGGAACGTGACAAGACAGCAACTGATCCTTATCGACGCAACGTCACCAAAACCGTCGTCGAAAAGAATAGGTTCAGTGGTATGACAGGACCAGCTTCGTATTTGCACTACAACGGTAAGACAGGACGCATGGTTGAACTCGATCCCGAGGAAGTTATCGCTTTCGAAGCAGGAGAAACAAAACGTGACGATCAATTCGGATGGACTTGAAACTATTGAAGTTTATAGGGGTAAGTTCGCCAGTCTTGATCTTGACTGGCATGTAGATTCCTACAACACTATCACACGCACTTACATGTGTAGCAGGCGCGCCCCAAAGCCAGAGCTTCTTGTGATCGAAAATTGGAGGCTTTGAACCATTTATCTAAATAAACCCACCGAAGAATATTGGTTAATTGACATAGAAACAGACGGCCTTGATCCCAAGGTTATCTGGTGCATGTGTGCGATCAACCTCGTTACCGGTCAAGAACTAACGTTCACCGATCCAAAAACAATAAGGGAGTGGATTGATCTCCAACTCACCAGAAAATGTGTCTTCGTCGGACATAACTTACTCTCATTCGACGTCCCTGTTCTCAACCGTTTGGTTGGTACTCGGATTCCTGTTAGTCGTGTTATTGACACCTTTATTCTTTCTATGCTGTATTCTCCCGGGTTGGCTGGCGGCCATAGTCTCGAAGCGTGGGGAGGTCGACTAGGATTCCCAAAGACCGAGTTTAGTGATTGGAGTTGCTTGTCTGATGACATGGTTCGTTACTGTCTTAACGATTGCCGGGTTAACGTTCGTCTATGGCTTCGCCTTTCTGATCGCATGCGAGCTGTTGGTTTCAGTGATCGATCGTGTGAGCTTGAACACCGAGCGTGGGCCATTATCCGCAGACAAAGACTCGACGGTTTCCAGATTGACGTACCCCGAGCCTACGAACTTTACACAGAAATTCGTGAACTCGAACGAAAGTTAAAAGATGAAATCTATGAGCACTGGCCTCCCGTCCTACAGGTTGTCAAACGCTTTGCGAAAGCACGCAAGGCTAATGGCGATTACTGTGCGAACTATGAACGACATCTTACTGAGTACCCAGAGCTTCGTCACACCGACGACGGAGGATATGAAGCACTTGATTGGATTGAGTTCAACCTTGGAAGCCCAAAACAACGAGTTGAAAAACTGCTTGAACTCGGTTGGAAACCTCGAGAGTTCACACCAAAAGGAAGTCCTAAGCCGACTAAAAAGGGAGATTTAAGTCCCAGCCTTAAAGAGTTTATTGAAGAAGTTCCAAACGAAGCTGTTAAAAAGCTTGCAGAGTGGATTGCTATCAACGCTCGTGGTAACATGGTTAGTAACTGGCTTGATTTGATTGATAAGGATGGAAGACTTCATGGAAACTTATGGCTTGCTGGCTCACTTCGTTATCGTCACGATAAGCCTAACACTGCTAATATACCCGCCGTTAGAGTTGATAAGGATGCGAAGCCGTTACTCGGAAGGAGCGGAGCCTTCACATACGAAGCTCGGGATGTTTGGACTTGTCGGGATGTTCGCAACCGGTCTCTCGTTGGCGTTGACGCTAAAGGTATTCAATTAAGAATTCTTGCTGATTATCTCAAAGACGACAAATTCACAGAAGCTATTCTTTCTGAAGACCCTCATTCTGCAAATCAAAAGAACATGGGTCTGTCGACACGAGCGTTGACAAAGACCATCACGTACGCAACGTTGATGGGTGCTGGTGACGCTAAGATTTCTAACGAAGCTAAGGTGTCACTTAAGGAAGCTAAGGCTGCAAAGTTGCTATTCTTTGAGCAGGTTCCGGGACTACCTAAGCTTATCAATCGGCTTAAGGAAGAGCTAACTCGAACTGGTAGAATAACTCTTTGCGATGGATCACGAGTGCTTGTTCCGTCAGATCACATGGTTATTCCGTATCTTCTGCAAGGCGACGAGAGTCGTATTATGAAGCAAGCAATGATCTTTGTTGACGAAGGAAAAAGACGTGGACGCATCGACGCAATTAAAGTTGGAGATATCCATGATGAATGGCAAACAGATGTCCTTAACGACCACATCGAGGCATTTAAGGTTTTGTGTTCTGAGTCATTTATCGCAGCCGGACGTAGCTTCGGTTACTCTATCCCGATTGAATGCGACTCCAAAGTCGGACTCACGTGGGCAGAAACGCATTGAGGTTGATGAAACAGGTGATTGGGGTTGGAGTTGGTAAATAATTCTTGACAAAGTGAATTAAACATGGTATAATTATTGTAGAAAGGATAGGAACCATGCCTTTCTTTGTGGTACTACGACAAACAATCAACCTTAAGGAACTAAAAAAGATGAGTGAAGCACTAGATCGACTGACGAACGAAGTTGAACAGAGCCGAGCAGCTACCGATAGCGTTTTGACTCTTGTTCAGGGACTTGCCGATCAGATTCGAGAAGCAGTTGACAACGAAGATGATGATGCGTTGATCGCACTTGCAGATGATCTTGATGAACAGCAGGCTCGAATTGCTGAAGCAGTTACTGCTAATACTCCACAGGCAGAAACACCGACAGCGTAACAACTAGACGTGTCAGCGAAAGAAGGTGGAAGGATGAAAACCTACATACTTCTTACGGCGGGTGAAAGTCCCGCCATTTTTGACAGTGAGAAAGAAAGACGAGAAATTGGCAACTAAAGAAATTCATTATCTTCGTGGCAAGCTTCATTGGACTAAGGTCCTCGGCGATCCTGTCGACAACTACGGTAAGGATGGCAAGGAGTGGGTTTTCGACCTAGCCCTAGACGCTGACGGTGTTAAGCAGGTCAAGAGTATCAAGGTTAACGGTAAGCCTGCACTGACGATAAAGAATAAGGGTGACGATCGCGGTGACTTTGTGACGTTCAAGCAGAAGTACCGTGAGCTACCGAACGGTAAGTTTACGACTGCTCCTAAGGTTGCTGACGCAACTGGTACTGCTTGGGATCAGAACACGAAGATTGGCAACGGTTCAGACGCAGACGTCAAGTTTGAAGTTGTTGACTACGGCAAGACAATGTACGCTGGTATTTATCCTCGAGCAATTCGAGTCCTTAAGCACGTAGCTTATGCTGAACAGGACTTCTCACCTTTGTCTGAAGATGATAAGTTCTTCAAGAAGGCTTCGGATAGCGAAACTCCTTTTGATTCTTACGGTGGTCACACAGCATCTGACGAAGATGAATTTGATGATGTTCCCGTTTAAGTTTTCTTGAACACGGCAGCAAGTACTGCCCTAACGGTCTGAAGTTGTAAGTTTATAAGACCGGGGTGCAGCGTGAAAGTCGTCTGCTCTGAAACTTAAAGAGATTGGTTGCAAACGATCCCAGCAGGTGAAAAGCCTGCTCTCTTTTTAAGGAATTCATTATCGCACGTTTTCCACTTAAGGTTACACGAACAGTTACGTATCTCGAAGAACTAAGTATGATCGTGGCTGCCGATACTCCCGAAGAAGCTCGAGAGGCAGCAGCTCTTTTCGCAGAAAACGGTGATCCTGATTGGCCTTCTATCGAACGATACAATCGCGTCCATCAAGAACAACTTAACGTTGGAACAATAGCGATCACTAGCAATGTCTAAAACAATTAAGACAATACCCGAAGACGTTTACGCACTCTTCGATCAAAGCAAGGATCACGTAGTCGATGAAGCAAACGTCGAAGCTTTCGGAGAAGCTGTTAAAGCGATCGTTCGTCAACGTCTCATGGCACGACCTGAACAGCAAACTCCCCTTCGGTTCTCTAGCCTTGGTCGACCAGACCGACAACTTTGGTACATGGCAAACGCTGATGAGCAAGAAGTAATCAGTGGTAAGACAGGTCTAAAGTTTATGTACGGAGACCTGATTGAACAGATGCTTCTCTTCCTTGTCAAGGAAGCTGGACACACAGTAGAACGCGAGCAAGAGGAGATTGAAGTTGACGGAGTTCTCGGGCACATCGATGCCGTCATCGACGGAGTTACTGTCGATGTTAAATCAGCAAGCCCTCTCAGTTACGCCAAATTCGAACGAGGATCGCTGTTTGAGGACGATCCTTTTGGATACATTGGTCAGATTTCGGGATACGCAAGCGTCGTTACTCCGGATCGAGGAGGTGCTTTCCTCGCATTCGACAAGGTTGCCGGAGACATCTGCGTCCTCAACGTAGGACCGTCCATTACTAACGGCTTCAACGTACCTAAACGTATAACTCATCTAAAGGAAGTGATCGCATCTGATGTCAAGCCCGATCGATGCTACGAAGATGAGTCAGACGGAAAGAGCGGCAATCGAAAGCTTGGAACCCAGTGTTCGTACTGCGCTTTCAAGAAGCCTTGTTGGTCAGATGCTAATGATGGAGTGGGTCTCCGGACGTTTCTCTACAGCGGTCGTCCACGCTTTCTCACAGAAGTCCGACGTACGCCAGATGTACATGAGGTTCCATCGTGAAAGCACCACCTAAATTCAGCGTTCGCGTAAAGACCAAAGACAATCACTTTCGTTCAAAGTTTGAAGCCTCCCTTTTTGGTATTGCCAAAGGTCTAAAGAAAAAGCTTGACTTTGAGCCCAAAGATGCTATAATACCCTATAGCATTCACTATCGTTACCAACCTGATTTTCGTCTGCCCAACGGAATACTTGTGGAAGCTAAAGGGCAGCTAGACGTAAATGATCGACGCAAGATGGTGGCAGTAAAAGCTGCTCGACCTGATCTCGATATTCGTTTCGTCTTTCAAAACGCCCGGACTAAACTGTCTCGCTACGGCAAGACGTACGGAGAATGGGCAACGTCAAAAGGCTTTCCGTTTGCGGAAGGTTCAATTCCAATTGATTGGTGGAGTGAGAGTAATGGCGAAGAAGAATGAAGTCACTCGTAACGAATTGATCGAGCTTGTCGAGCTTTTGCTTGACCACGTTCGTAACGATCGATATCGTGAACTGATGGATAAGTACGACAACGACGAGACTGTTGATAAGATTGCTGAAGAGCTTACTCAGAATCCTGGGGAGCGCGTAGTCGTTGGAGGATAAGACTAATAAAAATTGTAGTCATCCTAAGTTAAAAGAAATACGATATGCGTGGGAGTTTGGTAAGAAGTGTGAAGTATGCGGCAAAGAATTTTGGCCTGTCCGTGAAAAAGACCCGCTAAAAGATTACGGAGGTCATTATGGGTACTAGACATTTAATTATTCCGGACAGTCACGCGCATCCTGATTACAACAACGAACGTTTTACGTGGGTTGGAAAACTGATCCACGACGTTCGCCCAGATGTGGTTGTTAACATCGGCGATTTGGCAGACATGGCTAGCTTGTGCTTTCACAGTAAGCCTAAGGAAATTGAAGGAGCTCGGTACAAGGCTGACTGCGATGCGTCTAAAGACGCTCAAGATCGTATCTTTCATGAACTGCGCAAGCATAAGAAGAAGCTGCCACGTATGGTGTGGACGCTAGGTAATCATGATATTCGTCCGCAGCGTTGGGTCGACGAAAACCCAGTATTCGAAGGTCAAATAAAGAATGAAGATATTGGATACGGTGACTACCCGTGGGAAGTATATCCTTTCTTGGACACTGTCCGAATTGACGGTATTGCTTACAGTCATTACTTTACGTCTGGACTTATGGGCCGACCGATTGGCGGACAACACCCCGCATGGACGATCATAAAGAAGACGAACGAAAGCAGCACCTGTGGGCACTCGCACGTCACCGATTACAAAATTGACCGTACGCCGGGGCGATCCCTTATGGGCTTAGTTGTTGGTTCCTATATTGATTATCAAGCTGGATATGCTGGCCGTGCTAATGATATGTGGTCTCGTGGTGTTGCTATCTGCGATAACGTAGAAGATGGACTCTATGATTTCCAATGGATCTCGTTGAACAAGATTCGAGAGGAATACGCATGACTTCTTACGTAGTCGATGACGTTCGACATTGGTGTAAGTCTTGCAACGTGGAGCTATCAGCCGATACTCATTTTCACAACGCTGGTTTTTGCAGCAAGTGTAAGTTAAAGATTAAGAATGGCGAACTATAAAGTAAAAAGCTGGCCTGTATATTTTCAACAGTTTCTTAATGGCAATAAGAAACACGATATGCGCGATCTTCGAGATCGTCCTTATTCAGTTGGAGATACTCTTACACTTCAGGAATACGATCCGTTTGAAGGAAAGTACACAGGTCGAGAACAAGAAGTGAAAATTACGTATGTGACGTCAACACAAACACCTTGCGCTCTTAGTTCAGCAATGTTGGATAAGAACGCATGTATTCTTTCGATTGAAAAAGTATGACTCTATCTAAAGAGTTTAAAGGCATACTCGCAGATCGTTTTACGTCTGCTGAACTCGCGGACTTCCTACAAATTTCGATTGAAGATTTCGTAGAAATGTTTGAAGATGAAATTGAAGTTAACTACAACGATCTTTGCGAGTTTGTAGGACTACGCGAAGAAACAGGAGAAGACACGTTCGATGATGACAGCGTATGATGTTGCCTTCTGTGAAGAATGTAAAACCCTTATTCCAACTGAAGAATACGTTGTAAATTGGGGCTCTTGTAACAAGTGTTTTGATAAGGGGTACGAAGAATACCTCAGTCAAAGAAAGATAAACAATGATTCGAATTCCAGACCCGAATGAACCTCAGCGATTTCCTGACGGAGAAGTAGAAGGACCAAATGGTCAGAGCTTTTACTTTTGGTTAGGAAGTGATGATGAACAGGAAGAAGGCGTAATTCTTGAAGGGGGTACAAATGATTACCAAATCAAAGATCAATAATGAGCAAACTTTCTACGTTCTGGACGACAATGGCCAACCTCTTCTCCCGCTCGACTGGCAGTACGAAGAAGAACCCTTTGAGGCCAGCGATTTGGTTGATGCCTCGGAAGGAATTGGAAGCCGAATTGGAAAGAGCCGAGCGTGAGCGCTCTTAATCGTCAAGTAGGGGAGGATAAATACGCCTCCCCTTATCGTTCGTTTGTTATCCAGCCTGCTGAGTTCTGTGAACGCAATAAGTTGAGTTGGTGTCAAGCTAACATCGTTAAGTACGTCTGTCGATTCCGTCTGAAGAATGGCCTCGAAGACCTCGCGAAAGCTCGTCATTATCTAGACATGCTGGAAGAGATGGAGTATGGCGCGAAAAGACAGGAAAATTCGCAAACGAAACCCGTTAGCGGCTATGCTCCGGGATCGATCATTCCGACAACGTTTAATCAAAAAGAGGCGTACGACTCCTCCGCCGCTCGATAAGGAAGAATATTGACAGGTCCGTTTAAGAACTACTACGAAGAATTCATCTATAAGAGTCGCTATGCTAAGTGGCGAGAGGAAGACAAGCGTCGAGAAAATTGGGACGAAACTGTTGATCGTCTAATCGAGTATTACCAAAATAAATCTGGCTCAAATGATTTGAGTGAAGTACGTGAGGCTATTTTTAACCTTGAAGTAATGCCGTCTATGCGCGCTCTTATGACAGCAGGACCAGCTCTTGAACGTTGCAACGTTGCTGCTTTTAACTGCGCTTATTTGACTGTCGATAGCCCACGTTCGTTCGACGAAGCAATGTATATTTTGATGTGTGGAACAGGCGTCGGATTCAGCGTTGAGGAAAAGTATGTCCATAAGCTTCCAACCATCGGTGACACACTTGAGTCCAGCGCAACACGAATTGTTGTTGCAGATTCTAAAGAAGGTTGGGCTCGATCTTTCCGACAACTTATCAGTTTGCTATATAGTGGCGAAATCCCCGGATGGGATACTTCAGCGGTTCGACCTGCCGGTGCTCGACTCAAAATATTTGGAGGACGTGCGTCAGGTCCCGGACCACTTGAAGACCTCTTTAAGTTCACAATTGACATTTTCAAGCGAGCGGCTGGGCGTCGTCTAACGTCACTTGAATGTCACGATATCATGTGTAAGATTGGCGACATCGTTGTTGTAGGCGGTGTTCGTCGTTCAGCTATGATTAGCTTGTCTGACGTCACCGATGATCGAATGCGTGTCGCTAAGACAGGTGAATGGTGGAATGGCTATGGCCATCGTCGCTTAGCTAACAACTCTGCGGTCTATGAACGGCGTAAGCCCGATATGGACCTCTTCATGAAAGAATGGAAGGCGCTTTATGACAGCAAGTCCGGGGAACGCGGGCTTTTCAGTCGTTACGCATGTCAACGAATTGCTAACCGCAATGGAAGACGTGACTCGTCTTTTGAATTCGGCACAAATCCATGCAGCGAGATTATCCTGCGCCCATACGAGTTTTGTAACCTTACCGAAATTGTTGTCCGAGCAACAGATGATTTGGACAGCCTCAAAAGAAAAGCACGAGTTGCTTCAATACTTGGGACGATCCAGTCTACTTTCACCGATTTCAAGTATCTACGGAAAATTTGGGCCGATAACTGCAACGAAGAGCGACTGCTAGGTGTCAGTCTCACAGGAGTCTGCGACAATGTTAAGCTCCTCACAGCCGAAAACTTGTCGGCTTTGCGAGACATCGTTGTTGAAACAAACAAGGAGTGGGCTGAACGTCTTGGCATTCCTCAGTCTGTCGCCACTACGTGCGTTAAGCCGAGCGGCACTGTTTCACAACTCGTTGGCAGTGCAAGCGGTTTGCACCCTAGTTTTAGTAGGCATTATATTCGCACCGTTCGTGCTGACAATAATGATCCTCTTACAGCTTTTCTAAAAGACTCTGGCATCCCAATAGAAGCAGATGCAATGAGTCCAACCTCTACCTCTATCTTCTCGTTCCCTATCGAGACGCCTGAAGGCAGTGTAAGGCGAGATCAGATGACAGCTATCGATCAGCTTGAGTTGTGGAAGCTTTTGCAAGATTATTGGTGTGAACACAAACCGTCGTGCACAGTGTATGTTCGTGACGATGAATGGATGAAAGTTGGAGCTTGGGTTTATGAACACTTTGACGAACTATCGGGAGTATCGTTTCTACCCTATGACAACGGTACTTATAAGCAAGCGCCCTACACCGAGATTGGTGAGGACGAATACGAAGTCGCTAAAGCGGCGATGCCTGACGCTATTGATTGGTCTGGGCTTGTTGCTTACGAAACTGAAGACAGTACGACAGGAGCGCAAGAGCTTGCCTGTACAGGTGGAGTCTGCGAAATCATAACAGTTGGAAATGTGAACGATGGATGACGAAAAGCGGCACGGTATGCCTTACGAAGAAGTAATGCAAGTCGGATTGTTTGAAACTTCAGCCATCAAGGTTGAAGAGTTTGCACAACGAGTTGCAAAGTTTAATCATCGACGAATGTCGAACGTCGTTCTTGACGTAGAGTCACATGACAAAGGGGACGCTGCTGTCAACGCCCCCCACTTCAAGCTTCGTCTTACGTTCCCGAATCACGAGGTTCAGGAAGCATTCTGGATGGAATAAACCTTAGAAAGGTTTCCACTTCTTCTTAACTCCCGTAGGGGCTGCTGGCTGAACGCCGGTGGCCCCTTCTTTATGTACGGTGACTTCGCCAGAAGGCTTAACAGTTGTCGTCGAAGAGGCAGGACCTGTCGGCTGTACTTCGTAGCCGTTAGTTGCTACTCCCTTGTACTTCTCAAAAGAACGCATACCACCAATACCAAGGATACCACTCAATGCTACCCAAAGCAATTCCGTATCGAGAACAGGGAATGGACCAGTGTACCCAAACACCACAGATGCCGTCCACGATCCCAGCGGTTGAAGAATTGTTGCGAACGCAAGACCCGCCGCTCCTACCCAACCTACAGCCGGACGCCAGCCAGCAACAAAAACTGACGAGGATGCAGCTTCAACTTTGTTTACTTCAATCTGCGCTGTCACCTGAGCATCTAGGCGAGCTTGCGCTTGATCCTCAAGCCTCTTCAGCTCTAGATTTACTTGATCGCGTTTATCTTTGTCTACAACGACTTCAGATACGATGTCTTTGACGCTGTTGAACAAGTCACCAATGATAGGAATACCCACAGTTTTTACTCCGAAAGAAGGGCACGAGCAAGAACTCGCTGAGTACGACGCCACCAACCGAGAAGAAACGCAGCTTGAGACGGTTTTGACTGAACGAGTCGCGCCAGGAAAACGACGCGTGCATCGACGATTGCCAGAATTTTTGAGGTATCCCCATCGACCACGACCTTCTCGGCAGCGGCAATCGTGGCATTACCGACTAGGCCGTCTGAAGAAAGTCCGAGACCTGTCTGAGCCCATTGGATTCCTCGTTTAGGCCCAGAGTTAACGGCAGCGTCGAACACAAGGTAGCTGATGGGCCACGGCAATCTATCACACCTAGCCGCTCGCCAATACATGACGTCGTAAAGTTCTTTAATTTCCTCGGCTTTCGCCATCTTAACACTTTGTGTCGGAAGCTTTTTAACGCGCTTTCGCCAATCGTTGTAAGTGGCTTGAGTTACGCCGTTGAACGTAGCTCCACCAGTATCTGCCGGATGATTTGACCACCCTCCTTCTTCGTCAAGAAGATAGTCGAGAGCTTCTGCTAAGTCATGCGTACCGATTGGCATCGTCGTTTTTCTCCATTGAGATTATGTCTCTTAGTCTGCTGTAGTGTCCTTTAAATTCTGGATACAGAACATCAAAGATTACGTTCTGATCGTGGACACCGTTCTTAATTAAGTTGCGAATTCTATTACGCACGTCTAGTGTTTCCTGTTTCAAATTCACGCATAGCCTGTGCTAGTCGACCGACGATCGCTGGGGTAAGTGTGTCGTTAGGATTAATATTCAAACGTTTAGCTACGTACGATACGTAGTTCTCAAATGAACCTTGATTATCTGAACGGGGGGCGTACTTTTCTAGGACCTTAGTTACAGTATTTCGACCCTTGTTAATGTAGTTGTTAACAAGAAGCTCTTCTTGTGCTTTCACGCCTGCTTCCATTGTCGGGAAGACAGCAAAACGTCCGTCAGTGCCGGTCGCACCTTTACCCTTTGTGTACGCGCCGTATTCAAGATTGCCGGGATTGTTGTTGCGCTCACCTCTCGATGTACCGTCGCTGGGTGAATCAGCTGGGACAAGAAAACGTGACGGATCGCCAAGACTTTTGTCGAGAGCATCGATAGCCTTGATAACGTCAGCATCTTTCTTACGCTGCGGAGATTTGCTGTCGTATGAAGTGCCTGCTGTATCACCAACTGCGTAGAACTCAGCAACATCTTTCCAACCACCCGTAGGCGCAGAACCTGCGTCCCACTTAGTGGTAGCGACAAGATACTTCAAACCAGCGTTCATGTTACCGACAAGCTTTTGCAAGTCAGCTGAAGGAGCGCTCGGCTTATTCCGAAGCATCGAAGAAGGAATATTTCCAGGAGTGTATACGTTAGGATAAGCCTTCTTCCACTCTCTGTCTGAAAAACGAAGAACGTACTGGCCCTGTCCTCGGTCGTAATAGATACCTTGATATTCCTTACGAGCAGTAGCGCCAGCCGCTGTTCGAGTTTCTTGCATAATGTGCGCGACACCTGCTCGACTAGATTGAGCAACGAGTTTTGCTTTTTCTGACGTATCAGGATTCGACATCAACTTGTTCAACGCGTTAATAGAGTTGTTGTTGGCGAGAACCGCCATTGCTCGACCGAGGACAGCAGGACCAGAACCACTATTAACGGAAACAGCTGCTGTAGGCATCTGAGCAGCTGCGTTAAGCCACATTTCACCGTTGCCTTCGCCTCTAGCAATCTTAGGCGCAAGACCCATTACGTGACGACTGGCTTCGCTAGTTAGTGCTTGTCGAGCCTGAGTAGTCGTCATATCTCGTAGGCTTGTGTTTCCTTTCAGCATTTCAAGAGCGTGCATCGTATGAATCTTACCGACGTCAGCACTTAGCTTCGGGTTCATGCTAAACGCTAATTCTTTAGCTACTTGAGCTTTAAGCTCGGGGCTTAGATTTTGAACGACGTCTGGCATGTCTTTCATATCAATGCCAATAGAATTTAGCTGTCGAATGAGCGGAGCAGCTTCTTGCATACGAAGCTTGAACGCAGTTCCCAGAACTTCGGCGGCTTTGCCAAACTCTACTCGACGCGTTACGATTGGATCAAGAATAACTGTTTTGAATTCATCGTCAAGACGAGCCGCAAGTTGCGAGGCAGTCACCGGGTCTTTAGCACTCCGGACAATACTTGATCGAACGGCGTTATACGTCGAGTGAAGATGTGCTGTCAAATTTGCCATCTTTGTTTCGTATTCAGCATTTTGTCCAATACCGGGACCACTTTGCGCTAGCTTGAGAAAGTCTTGTAGCACAGGTCCCATTGTATTGAACATTTGAGTTTGACCATCGCTGAAAGCATCAAGACTTTCTTCTTTTCGACCAAACTCAATAGACTCTCTTTCCTCACCACGAGCCGCACGTTCTTCAGCAGCAGCAGCTCGACGTTCGTCGCTTATGTTTTTTGCAGCAATTCGAGCAGCTTCACGAGCTTGAAATTCTCGACCGGATCGGTAGTACTCTTCATCTGTCGTGTTCGGATCATAGGGCTTAAGCTTCTTAGCTACTTCAATAGTGTCGAAGTATTCCTTCGTCCTAGACTCTTGCTCAGCTGAACGGAACTTTTGCTCGGCTGTAATATCCGGAAAAAGATCGATGCCCTTGTCTTTAAAAATCTTTGCGACTTCTTCGAGTGCACCCGGACGACCCGAATACTTATCAAAAAGTTGATTACGGGCTAAATCGATTTGAGCGTTGCGACTAAGGCTCGGCATCTTGCCTTGGTCAACGGCAGCTTGCATTGTCTCAAGACGACTTACTGTTTTATCGACAGAAGCAATGTCCGCTCCGTCAAGAACAGGAGCAGCATCTTGAGTGGGCGGTGCAGCAGGCCCTGCAGGAGCCGCAACAGGAGGGGCGATAAGTGTGTTGTTTTGGACACGATTCATTGTGGCCAAAGTATCGTCAGTTGCAGCGTCAGTCGTAACTTCTCGGTTGAACCGATAGTTCTCGCGAGCGTCAGCAGCTGCTTGGCGCTTCATCTTAACTTGGTTATCCCAGTGGTCGGTCAGCGCTCCCAAGCCTTTCGCAAGACCGGAAAGCACTGTCGACACACCTCCGCCTCCACCCGCACTACCATCTTCGATAATGCGGGCGTTGTCGTTTACGTCACTCAGGGTTGCTGTCAGATTCGCCATTTGCGCTTTCTACTTCCATTCGTTCTTTGTTGTACTTAGTTTCGATATGTTCGTAAAAGGACTTATCGGTAATTTTATTTGCTTGCTTAAGGATTCGCCGACGAACAAATTCAGGTTGAAGTTTCATGAAGAGATTAACTTGCTCCATGTTCTCGTTGAATTTGTCAGGATTGAGAAATGCTTCCTGTCGTAGCGAACGTACGACCTTCGAAGCTTCAGTTACCTGTTCTTCAACGTTGTCGTTATACGCTTTCATCAACGACGAGTTATCAAGTTCCTGTGGCGAACCAAGACCCAACGCAACAAAGAACGCATCTTCAGGCGGCAGATCGTTAGCCATAATCGAACCCTTGTTCGACTTCAAATAACCGTAGTTAGCAACGAGCATCGCCTTCTGTGCGTTGCCGATTGTAGAAATATTTGCTGCTAACTTCAGCACAGCGTCAGCGGTAATCGTAAAACCTTGGTCTCCCCCGCTTTCAGCTGCTGCGTAACGAGTAACGTCGTACAACGTCTTTGAAGTATCTTTTGCGATACTCCACGTCGCACCACCTAGAACGTCGACTGTTGATTTCTCGCCGTATTCTGAAGTGTTGAAAAGACTTTTTGTCAGCTCATTTATAAACGAACCAGTGCCGACACGTTCACCAAATCGAACGTCAGCACCAGAGACAGCAGCAATCGCGTTGTCTAGCAAACCACGGTCAAAGTAAGATACAGCTGAACCTGTCTCAATCGGTTCGCCTCCGCTACGCTTAACGTACTCGCTAACAGCTGCGCCAAGAGGAACGCCTGCCATTCCGTACAAACCAAGCTGTGAAACAACGAGACGAATTTTTTGAGCGGTCGTAAAACCGTTGCCCAGCATCGCATCCATCATACGAATGTTGTACGCCCAGAACTGCGTTGGAATAGACAGCAATCCAGTTTGGAACGCGGCTTTCGACTGGTCTACCATGTTAAAACTGTAATCATCAGCCAGTGAAATGAAAGCATCTCGGAATTCTGAAGTACCGGGAATAAGTCCTCGTTCTTTGCTAATCTGCCAAGCAATACGCGAAGCGACAGCACGGTTATTCACTTCCGCTTTGTAGAACATGACTCGACCGGCTTCACGAATCGCTTCAAACCTGGAACCAGAACCAAAGATTCGAGCAGGACCAAAACTGTTGATCTGTGTCATCGTGCCGTCAACGTCCATAAATCCTGAACGGTTAACAAATCGATGAAACTCTTTGAACTCAGTTTCGGTTTCAAAGTCAGTCAATTTCCACATGCCCCTCTTAGCCCAAAGGTCCAACGTGCTTTCAAACATCGGTCCTTTGACGCCAGTCAGCGCTTGCATTACAGGTACGCCCTTGAAACCTTTCCACCCGTGCGTTGGCGATAGAGACATAGAAGCCGCCATCGTCATAGACTGAAGAAAGAACTGACCGGGATTAAACATCCCCAGCTTAGCGTCGAAAACAAGACCTCGCAAATAGTTTACAGGATTGTTTTTCTTCAGCCAATAGACAGCATCTGCTACTCGTTCACGTGTCCCGCCTGTTGCTTCGCCAAGAACCCAGTTAGCTACGCTTTCGTAAGCATCGTCAACTGTGCGATCCCAGCTAGTCTTGAATCCCATGATTCGAGCAGCAGCAGCTTGTTCGGCTTTGATCTTTCTCGCAAGAGGGGCCGGTACTCCGTCCTTCAATTTAGACGTAAGCATCGCGTACTGTGAAGAAGTGTCTTCCAGCTCTTTGGCGTACGTAGCTTCGAAGCGTTCCATTATATTTGAACGATAGCCGCTAAGACTGGTTACCCGACTAATGTTGCCTAGCGAACGATCGATAGTCTCCCAGGGATCGACAGTTTCGGCGTATTCGCCAGCTTCGTCGAGAAGAGCGTCTCCCTTTGCAGATGTGTACATTCGGCCCGTTGTTCGATAGTAGCCTCCGACACTATCAACTTCTTCATCAATGAATTTTGACACGTCTGCTGATGCGTGACGGTACGCAGACGGAAGTTCACGGTCTCCGACAACTTCAACGTAGTGATCGAGATCAATTCTACCGTCTCTGACACCACGAACAAATTCTTCACCAGTAGGAAACGACAGTCCGTTACTATTGGCAAAAACGTTATCGTCAAAATGTTGGGCGTCTAAAAGACCTTTCTTTGCGTCGTCGATAGCGCGATTGAAAATCTTCGCCCAAGCTCCTAGCGTATTAGGATTGTTTCCGGTTCGGAAGACGTTCGGGTTTTTGAGGAACTTTGATCCGCTATCAGCTTGAGTACCTCCCGAAGCCTGCTTAAGATAATATCGGCCCGTGTACGCACGATGACCTCCGGCCTTATATCCGAGACTCTTTTCAAGTTTAAGGGGAGACCGCTCAAGTTCTGATCGGTGAACAAGCACTTTTCGGAAATGGGTTCCTCCTGCATCAAGACCTTCCTTTAGATCAACGAGTAGATATCCTTCTCCCGTAAGACGTGTCCACTCATCTTGTGTTAGGGGATTGGCCGAGTTGTAAAGTGTGTTATCAGTTCGATTGTAGACACGTTCAGTTGGCCTATTGCCGCCAACGCTGATCTTACCTGCTCCGTCGACGTTGTTACCTGCAACGCTCATCTTAACGTTTTCGTAGCCAGCTTCGACGTCAGCTTTGTACAACTGCTCACGACGCCAGCTAAAATCAAGATCATTGACAAATCTGTACTCGTGGTAAGCGTTTAAAACCTTGTCGGACGGCAGCTTACCTTCACCAGCTAAACGTTCGTAGAGAATATTGAACTCGTTATCAGTCAGCCACTTGCTTTCGTTCGAACCCTTACGAATGATCTCATCAAGACGAATTCGATCGATCGAGCTGATACCCTTGAGCGACTCCTTTACGCGCCTACCAATAGCGTCACGCAAGCGGTTAGCAGACGAGGATGCAGCAACCGCCTTTGACTGTGCAGACTTGTCAACACGACGAGCATCTGAACGAATCGGAGCAAGTAAGCCGTTCTTTTGAGTGTCAAGGGGGGTTGTACGAAAGCCATCGAGCGGAACGTCGAACGTTGCCTTGCCGAACCATTGACCACTGACATCTCGTGTCAGACCGACTTCAAACTGCGATCGAACCTTTGTCTTGTCGAAAACTGCGAAGACATCTCCGACTGTTCCGCCTCGTCCGTCATCTGCGTAGTTGCGAAGAATTATTCCTTCGTGTCCGTCATGCTTTGCCTGACGAATCTTTTGAGCGCCGCTGACTAGATCGCCAGTCATGTCAAACTCAACGAACTTGGAAGTATCGATGACTACAGGTCTAATATTAGCTCCTGCGTGGTCAGGAATACCTTCAATTAGTTCTCCGTATCGAGCTTCTTCTTCGTCAGTCAGCGTACCAGCCGACAACTTATCTCGTAGGATGTTGAACTCTTTATGATTTGCAACGTCTGCCGCGTGAACTGCGTAGCTACTAGCCATTCTGGGCTCAGCCGTAAAGAACAGTCCGAGCTTAGCTACGTCTGCGTCAGTCGTTAGTCCGCCAAGACTTTCGTCGAACTCATCAAATGCTCGACCTGTGCCGTGAAAAGCTTTTGTTCGAAAACCAAGAGCTTCGTTGCTAACTGCTTTTTCAGTTACTACTTCTTCGCCCACAGCTTCAGCACGAACACCAAGCTTCGACAACATTTCGGAAACAGCTGTCTTCGCTCGCGCGTACCCGCCGCCGTCCTTCTTGCCCCACGTCACTTCGACCTGATGCACTACGTTACCGTTCTCAGGCAGCGGATCAAGCAGTCCACGTTGCGTACGTTCGCCTGTTGCAATGTCTTTAGTGAAGTACTTGACATCCTTAACCGGACGTCCCGTCTCCTTCTCAATTGCTGTGACCCTAGCAGTGAGTGCTTCCGCTAGTTCGTCAGCATTTGTCAGACTTGATGGTGGATTAAGATTTGCAGCTTCTTGACGAAAGCGCTGAACAGTCTCAAGCTGTGCCTGAACGTCGACGGCCAATGGCACATCGTTAGGAGTCGACGGCTTCATAGCCGAGACTTCGAGACCCTCAATTGCGTCAGCTTCAGAAATACCTGTTCTCTTAGCTGCACCTTCCGCGCCGTTAGCGATGATATCTTCAATCGATCCCGTCAAAACAGAGCGAGCAGCAGACCTCGATCCCAAACGCTGAAGCATTCCCGGAATCTTAAGACCCTTGGCCATCCACGGAATAGGGGCTGTGAGGGGATCGACTAGGGACCAAGCGTTGGCGGTAAGACGATCACTTTCAGTCTGGTAGTCGAGGCCCTGCATTATCGATGCAGCAACACGTGGATCGTAAGAACCAAGCGTAGTCGAGTTCTCTCGCAGATTCCGATCGAGTTCTCCGCCGTCCTTCATCGCTTCTGCGAAATCTTCGGGACTAACGTACTTAGCCTTCATTTCTTCAGATTGAGTCTGAAGACTTGAACCACTCAACAGCCAGTTCATAAAACCGCCTGTTCGCTCGCCGTTTACGATACCGACGTTAGCAAAGTTGCTGTTGAACGGGATGAGACCGATTAGACCGTTGACAATTTCACGCGTCCAACTTTGGTCACTAGCCTCGTTCTGCAGCTGTTCGATCTTCTGCGCAAGAATAAGATTCTTTGTCGCGCTGTCGAACCAAACTTTAGTCGCGTTACCACGTCCGAACATCAGCTCGTACGTAAGCTTCGCCTCTACCGGATCATTAGCGGCTAAGTTATCTTGGATGTTATCAATTGCTTCGCGCTCAAGAGCAGAATTTGCTTGGTCTTCGATGCGCTGATTAATTACTGCGTTGTAAGTGTCTGAGACTAGTTTACGAGTTTCAGGAGTTGTTACAGGACTCTTCGATACCGCAGCAGCAAGATTGTTGCTTACGTTGCGAGCTTGACGTGTCTGCCTCTTAGCAGCAATCTGCAGACGCATGTTGTATTCGTCACCAGCTGCAAGCCTCGCTCGCGTAGTTTCGATGGCGTCTGCTTGTAGTCCGCTAGCGCCGCCATCTTCCGAAGTAGCGAGAGCAGCAATTTGTGTCGTCAGGTCTGAAGGTTGCTTGTTGCTGATCGTCGGCACAACAGTACCGTCGAAATCACTCGAAGCAACTTCGTCTATTGCAAAATCGAAATCAGATTCGGCCATTAAGGAGCCTTTGGCTTTGAAATTTTAGAGGCGATAGTGCCGCTGTTGTTGAAGATTTGCATCCCAAGCTGCGTAACACCGTTCCAGTTAGAAGCCGCTGCCGCAGCTTTTCGAGCATCGCCAGCAGCAGTTCCTGCACGATCCGCAAGCTTAGTGTTTGTGTCAAGAAACGAAAGATTACTGTTCAGCTGTGAAGTAATCGATCCCATGCCGCCAAGCGCAGAAGAAGTACCAGACGCACCTTGATTCTCACCTGTCTGAACAAGCGCACCTTGCGTCAATCGAGCAGCTCTGATGGCATCTCTTCGCTCGCGAGTTGAACGGTTAGTTTGTATTTGTCGCTCAAACTTGTACTGATTGGCTTGCGCCTTCTGCATCTTATTCTGAGAACTAATGGTAGCTACTGTTCCGACAGCAGAAATCGCTAGTCCAGCAGCGGCAATAGCTATAGCAGGCATTAGAGGTCTTTCTCAAACTCGAAGAACCCTGAAGGTACTCCGTCAAACGTTACTTCTTCTCCGGTTGGTCGATAACCTAGAAAAAGATTGTACCGATATTGTTCGTCTGTTCCTGCCCAAGTGTGGAGCTTTTTCACACCCTTCGCTCGAAAAGCTTCGTCAATAGCTTCACTCACAGACCGAACCACCTCCATCTTTTCTTTTCCGACTTTTCCGTAGAGTTCAGAATGAACAATAATTTTTTCATCGACCAAATGAACAGCAGCACAGCCGATATCTTTATCACGAAACAACTCCTTAAGATTCGGTAACTCCGCTGAATCCAACAGACCAGCCAAGGAGATCGAAGGTTTTACCGCGCTCGTTTGTTCCGAAGCGCCATTGAACGGATTTTCCACTACCACGTACCTTGTTTTTACTGACGACGACGTCAGTAAGATTTACTGATCGAGGACGATAGACTTCAGTCTCTCTCGACCATTTATTCACGTTACGATTTCCTGCCCAATCCCAACGAGCAGTCATCAAGCACGAAGATGGATTCTGACCGCTGTCATCTTCCGTACGTCGGAAGTGCGCGAACAGATAAACGATTTGCTTGTTGCGCATCGCGTCGTTGTTTAGCTCGTATCCAGTTAGGATAAACGAATCATACGCCGCTCCTTCGCCGTCCCACTCGTTCCAATCTACGTAGTCAAACGAGATAGGGGCAGCTACTGTCAAACCTGCGTCTGGGATTTGTGCGAGATAGTAAATAGCAGAGGGTTTGAGAGCTGAATCAGAAATAAAGGAAACGACAGTTTCACCACCGTCAGTTACGTTAGCGCCGTTATCAGTAACTGCGTAGCTCGCCCCGCTTTCGAGATAGCCGCTGTCGAGAAATACACCGTTCAGAACAGGTCCATCTTCGATCGAACTGAACTTCCACGGGTAAAAAGCCTGAAGCGTTATGTCGTAAATAAGAACGCTGTCGTATTCAAAGTTCGGTGAATTAGTCGAACTATAAAGCCAGTAGACAAGATTGTTTCGTGGATCAAGCATCCCTTTAGCTTGTGACTTAGCTGTCGAACCAATCTCGTTGTAGAATGTCTGGATCGTCTGTTCAGCGATGTTGGAATTGCCGAATCGACCAGGGATTGGTCCGAACTGTCCGGAAGCCTGTTGAATAGCTTGAATGCCAATCTCAGACCACCAAAAGATAGTTCCGTCTGTTTCGACAATCGAAGAAGAACACTTAGTTCCGATAGGGCTTACTTTGCTTACGCTAATGTTAGTCGCTGTGAAAGCGTCGCTACCACCGCTGATAAACCAAACACCGTTCTGAGCAAACACCATTACGCCGTTGCCGAGAGGGTAAAGGTTCTCAATGTGGTCTGCTTCAGGAATTGGGACAACACCGCCATCAGATTGAATAAGATCACTGATGTCTTCGGCTGTAGGATCAGCCTCTTGATAACAAAGACCGGCCTTAGAAGCGTCTGCGCTGTCGAGAATTTGACTGAAATAAACGGTTGACTGACAGGCGAACCAAGCTCGACCACTGAAGAAGGTTACGCTGTTCGGGCGTTCGCCAAGCTCTTCTACCGGGATATCGGTAACGCCGCTTACGGCTGCTCGATCCTTTCGAAATTGGTTAAGAATGAAGTGACCACGAGGGGCACGATTGTTGCCGCTGTAGAAAGTCTGAAGAACTTCTGGTAGAAAGTCGCCAGCTTTTTGACCAGTGGCCGAATCATCAGCTTCAGCTCTAGCTGCCCACCATTGCTTGTTGTTGCCCGGGAATCGACCAATGGCATCTTTGTAGACGAATATGGGATTGCCAGCAAAAGACTGTTGAGCTACGATAGGTTCGTAAGTAACGGGATCGTAAGTTGTTACTTCGCCGTTAGGATAGCTGTCCCCGACGTAAGTTTCGTCATAAGCCATCACCATTAATTTGTACCACTTGTTTTAGTCGACACCCAACCTTGATTCAAAAGGTTGTAGAAATGGGACTTCGAGAGTTCAGAAGGCTCTTCGTCATTTTGCAGTCCATCTCGCAACCCTTCGAAGTCGCGAGCTAGAATGGCAATCTTCGTTACTGTAATGTTGTCTGTATCTTTATCGTAAGTTACGACGAGAGGTTCGATATCCGGATTGACGATAAACAGATAGCCTTTGCCACTCGCAAACTTACAAAATTGAGAAGTAATCGTAGACACACCCGGGCGTGTGTAAATTGTCAAATCAATTTCAAAGCTTTTCTTGCTTGAGGCGAAAGCCATCTTCGTTCTGTCGTAAAAACTGATGTTGCCGCCATTTTGAACGACGAGAAACGATAGGCCGGGATTAGCTCCGACTGCTCGCCACATAAACTCGTTTTTTGCATCTCTCGGATTATAGTCACGATCAACGATGTTGTCAGCACTGTAGTTCATACCGTATCGACGAGTTCGGTTACCCTTACGAGAAGGGATCGTGTTACACTCGTCGAGCGAAGTATCTTCAGGATAAGTAAGAGGGGATGCCTCCGTTACTAGCCCTTTTACGAACGTACGGTAAAGCTTGTTACTACGTGCTTGACTCATCCGTCTTTACCTTCTTCTGTTGCCTAGATGGATGAAACTTTTCGGGAGGCTTCGACGGATATTCTGCGAACCCCAACCGATCTGTACTCTTAATGTAATCTTCAAGAGCGTTACGAGCTTTTAGATGAGACGTAAAACGTTCGTTGCAGACCTTTGGAGGATTGGAACCGGCTCCGTGAGGAATGATTTCGTATAGACCGCCCGCTGTAGTCTGTATCGACAACTCGAGTCCTCGTTCTGTACGAAACTTTTCTACGCGCTTGAAACCGTATTCATCTTTTTCTACTGAAATCGAACTTAGAACGGGCATAAGGATAATTAGCTTTCACTGATTTGTACATGTTGTTCTGTACGCGCGAGCGCTGACGCCTAGCGATTTGCTCGCTTTTAGGAGAGGGCATTTGCTTTATTGTAAGAAAACACGTAGCTTTGGCTTCTGCAAGTAGCAGAGGAAAATAGTTTCCGGGGATAGGAAAGACGAAGTCGTCTTCTAGAAGACCGTCTGATACTGACGTAGAACCGATACAAAAACTGTTGCGTTCTTCTAGCGTATCTTCTTCTTTGCTGTCATATCCGTCGAAAATGAGGTAGTTGTTGTCGACTGACGTATAAAAGTGAGGGGCGCTGTTAGTCGTGATGAAGTAAGAGACGCCCGAAGGATCGGTTACTTTCATGTCGTATCGACCACGCCCTGTGCTCTGTGTCAAGCGATCGAAGAACGAAGTTGGTTCAAGATAGTGGACGTTGACGTATCGACCGTGGTTACGAGCGTCACGATACCTAAGCCACTTGATAGCGGAGACGTCACCCCCGTATCGTAGATAGTTAGGGCGGTTAAGATCGGAAACAGACTCTAGCTTCAGTATTCGATCGAAAGCGGGAATTTCAACGTTACCGAATTCAGCCTCGAAGGTCTCAACGACGATAGTTGCGACTTGCAAAGCTTCGACAGTATCGTAAATGCTGTTGACTTCGTCGCTGTCCATAGCACTCAAAATATTTTGAGTTAGAGACAGCAAAGTTTTAACCGCCAATGTGAAGTCCCCCGATTACTTTAATAACGACTGATCCGAACAGAAGCCAGAAGACAGAGAAGATTCCGAGAATCATCGCAGATCGAACAGCCCAAGCTTTAATCCAATCGTCGTGAATTCTTGTCATCAGTTCCGTAGCTTTAAGTCGATCTTCTATCGCTTTCAGCTCCTTCGCAACTTCTACTCGGTCATCGTCGATACGTTCCTCAAGTCGACGAACTACTTTGGTTATATCATCTCTGATTGAAGACACCTGGGATTCAATACCTCCTAGCTTGTAGAGGATTTGATTGTCCATACTCAACTCTTTTGACGGTTCCATCTTAGTTGACCGCTACAAAGCTTAGCGTAACTGCGAGAGTTTGCGTTCCAGACGAACCCCCATCAGAACGAATCTCAATTACGTCTCCTTCAGCAAAAGCGATGACAGGAGAAATAGCTGTCGAAGTCTTAACGCCCGGCCCGCTGCCTGTAAAAGGGATTGTGATGGTTGGCGTCTGCGCTACGTTATTCTTATATATAGTCAAAACAGAGTTAGCGGTCGTTATCGAGCCGCCTAATACAGTGTAAATACGTGTCAGGTTCGCCTTGTTTGGCACAACCTGAAAGATCGACGACGGAGCGCTTACGTCAGCAAGCGAATCAACGATTACGAACTTGTTGAGGTAGTTGTTGCCGCTTGCGATGTCCCTCCACGTCCCACTGCCTGCACCGTTTGCAACGTAGACCTGCCCGTTTGTTGCGGTCTCTACGCCTTTCGGTTCGTGCAAACTATTTCCGGTAAGGAGTCTGTGCTCCATTTACTTATTCCTTAATCACGAAAGCAGGGGACTCCCTTTTCGGAAGCCCCCTGCCCTATCCCACAAACAGGGGAAGTTAGTAAAGGTAAGAGACAACTACCTGAATACGACCTGCTGTGTAAACACCAGTCGTAGTAACACCCGCGAAACGAGCGGCAGCAAGCTGAGTGCCTACCTGAGCACCGTCAGTGCCCGCTGCCGTACGGATACCCGTAGCGTTGTCTGCCGTACCGTTAGCCAGATACGTACCAATCGTAAAGCTCGTACCACCTGCCGGAGCAACGAGAGTACGAACTCGCTGGCTGGTAATTACAGCGCCCGCAGGAATGGGCGTATCGAGGCCCGAACCGTTAGCCGGAGCAAAAGCTTCGTTTACGCCGTCGTTGTTAAGGTCTGCCGTGTAACGAGTACCTGCCGGACCTGCAAGATCAACCGTGAGTACTAGTTCACGATGCTTGCCTGCACCCATAGTGACGCCTGCGCGTGCACCACGAATGCCCTGATTAGGGCCGAAGCGTACGATTAGACCGTCGCTATTCACCCAATCTACTGCTGCCATATTATTGTTTCCTTTTCGATTAGGTCTTAGACGACGATGTCGGTCTGGCTCAGAACGCTGATGAAGTTCTCAGGACGGTAAAGAGCTGCGTCGTAACGAGCAGTCGTTACGTACTCTTCACGCTGGAAGTCCTTATTGAACTCGCCGTCGACCTTAGGCATCTGACGCCATGCGCCAACCCAAGGTTTAACAGTCGCGTCTGCGCTGAAGAACAGGTTGGCTACACTGTTAGGACCAGAAGCCACAGTGTTGATGGTTTCCGAGGCTGCGAGTGTCGGCAGATAGTTCGACATATAAACGTCGAAGCCGTAGATGTTCGCTAGGAAACGCATTCCCGACGCAACGCCCTTAGAGACGATGCCTTCATACTGCGGATTGAAGTTAACATTCAGGAAGCCTGCCTGAGTATTAAAGTAGTACTCAAACGAAGGATCAACCATCGCAATCAGGTTGTTATCCGGAACGTTAGCCTTCTTCAGAGCGAACCGAGCCTTTGCGAAGTCTCGCATACCAAGCGCACGAACCGGAGTACCGGCACTGTTGTTGGTCGTATCGAGACCTACCCAGCGGTGATCTGCGCCGTTAATTCGGTTAGCGTTACCTGCCGTTTGACCGTTAGGCGTACCGGGCTGACCCTGCTTGAGAATGTGATTCTCGACGCCAACCATGATTGCTCGCTCTTCCTTCGGCAAGAACGCAGCTTCAAGCTGGGCAGCGTAGTGCAAGTCCTGCCGAGCCTTCATCGTAATGTAGGTGGCCGATGCCTTGTACTGATTAACGCTGAACTGGAACTCACCGAGCGCCATAGGCGTGTACTCGATGGCGGTGTCTTCGACGTAGTCGTAGGCATCCAGATCACCGATAGACGGGATAGTTAGAATTGTGCCGTCCTTGAAGTCAATCCAGTTGACGTACTTCATGGACTCGAGATTTTCCTCAAGAGTGTTCTTGAGCTGCTCCGACCAAACTTCCGAACGAATCAGAACGTCAGAGTTAATAGTTGCCATACCAGGCATTTGCGTTATTCCTTAGGTTAGCTGTAAAACTTGTCGCCAAGCTCTCGTCGAGCGGCGAACAGTTGCTTCTGAACCTCGGAGGAATGATAAAGCTTCGGACTAGACTTACGAATTTCTTCGAAATACTTGAAGTTCTTTTGACCGTTGTTGTTACTAGTTGGACGAACTTCAGGCTGGTATCCCGGCGTTGAGTTGCTTCGAGGCTCTCCGCTAATGCCCATTGTGGCATAAAACGCGGAAGGACTCTGGGCGGCGGCATCCTTCAACCAATCGAAGGAAACACCAAGCTCGGACGCCTTGTTTCGAATTGCTTCTTGTGCTTTAGAAGGAGAGCCGAAGAACTTGTTCATCGTTTCTGCTGCTGCACTAATGTTGTCGTTCCGACGCTTCGTCTCCGAAGCATTCGATAGTTCCTGTCGCACAAGCTCAGAGATATCAACTTCAGCCTTAGGAATAGCAGGCTCACGCTGTTCGTGCGTAGGCTGCTGAATCTGTTCGGGGGGAGTCGTCTGCTTCTGCCGTGCCTCGGCCAAGTCTCGAAGAACCTTTAGTTCCGCTTCTCGTTCGGCTTCCTTTGCCTTCAAAGTTGCGATGTAAGCGTCTGCGTTAGCGTACGCCTTTGCCAGTTCATCAGGACTCTTGTACTTTTGACCTTCTCCCACAAGGGTAGCGAGGGTGATGGTCGATTCGTCAGGGGTGGGCTCAATTTGTTCGGAGCCAAAAATATCAGCCAAGGTTTGGGCTTTCTAATGTTATAAGATCAAGAATTTGCTTTAAAGCCTCACGCCTGCCGTTTGTATGGGCTTGCTTATGAGACCACGAAGGTGAATCGTAATCTGCAGTAGACACAGATTCTTCCTTCTTATACATATTATACACTATTTCATTTAGTTTGTCAAGAACTATTTTCGATGAGAGGATAGAATTCTTAAAATTCTCTCTATCCTCTCCCTTAAGATTACCTAGCCACTCAGCTTTCATGCTGGCTGTTGTCCTTCAACTTGTTGTTGCGCAGCTGCTCCTGCAACTTGAGCCGCTTGTTCAGGTGGCATTCCTGCCGTCTGTTGTTCCATGACTGCTTGCTGCAAAGACGAAACTGTGTTCTGCATATCAGCCTGTTCGTACAAACGAATGTTCTTCTGAATAAGCTTGTACTTGTCGAGACCCAACAAAGTTTCAAGGGCCATAGCCAATCGCTCACCACTTACGTGGTTCATGATTAGCGGGTCCTTAGCCAAGTTGCTGTTGCTGAACTGTGTCAAATTCTGAACGATTGTAGCGTTCTGGGCAAAATGACGAGCTCCGATAGGACGAATCTTTCCGCGAGCTACGATATCTTGCCGAGTGATTGTCTGAAACGTAACGGCTTGTGTTTCATCATCAAGAACACGAATAACGTCACTTTCATCGAGATTACGGCGAGCTAGTTCAAGCATGTCGTTCAAAAGAGGCTCGAGAAAAATCTCTTCGAAATAACTGATCTTGTTGATAAAGACTCGGTTAGCGCCATTCTCTAGAACTTGAACTTCGTACGCTGTCTTCTCACCCGGAGTTCGGAATCCCACAGCCTGCTTAGGTGCGCCTGCCATTTCCTCCATCTTGTTTTCGTACATCGCAATCTGCGTGTCCGCGTTAAGGAAGGTTGTGTCAGGTGCCATAAAAGATACGTCACCGTCATCTTGTGAGACGTAGATACGTTCACCCGGTCCGTATTCGAAATCTTCCACCGAGCCAGTGATCTTCATTACTGGATGAACGATCAAATCAAAGGCATCAGCCTTGGCGTTCTCAAGGTGATCGATACGATACTGTAGACCAATGAGATTATCTAGCGGTCCCATTGCGTAAAGATTGTTCTGTCGAATTCTCCATCCACTGTGACGTATCGCAGGCGAACCTGTCCAGTTCGAAAGAGGCTGCTTACGAATAATGAACGATCGATCGACGACGCTTATGAGGTAATTCTCGTAAAGTTCGTTTGTCTCTCGATCGTAGAAATCTCCGTAGAAGTTTAGAATCTCTACGTAGTCACTGTTGAAGTATTCCCAGAATCCTGTGAAACCGGCCATTTGGAAAGTCGAGTTTTTTGCAAAGTCGCCAGCACTGTGAGCCGCAAATCGCGCCCTTAAGTCAGTGACCTTCTTAAAAATCTCTTCTTCGTATGCGAGTTCAGGCTTAGTTAGAATATCTTTCTTTAGACCACCTAAAGTACGCAGTTCTCGCACGATCTTAGGAGCTTCATCAAACGTGTTAGCTGTCGGATCAAATACGATATCTTCAGGAGCAACGCGTTTAATCCGAGGTCCGATGTAAGTCGGAACGTTCTCCCCTGTCACCGGGTCTTTCTTGTAAGAAGCTTCGAACACTGGCATTGCAAAGACGTTGCCGTAATCGATGTAGTCGAGAACAAGACGGCTGACTTCTGTCATAAATCCGCTTTGCTTCAACTTGTTCGACATGTAACTCTGAATGACTTTACGCTTTTCACGAGTCTCAGAGTTAGTGTCATCTCCTTCCCAAACAAAGCTTTCATCGTTCGGGAACAGCGTAGCCATGTAGTTTGCGTGAAGATTGTCTCGAATCTGACAAAGCTTAGGGATGTGAGTTCGATTCTTCCACGGTAGAACAGCGTTTGTAGTCGTAGAAGTATCGGTCGCAAAGATGTACTCTTGAATCTCTTTCTTTTCGTCTAGCCACGTAGACCGAAGATTTTCCCACGTCTGATATTTATTCGCGATTTCAGATGCAGTCAAATCTGCGTCAATGAAATTTTCAAGCGTAATGTCGCCAGCCACTATTGATCGTCCTCATAAGATTCGAGCTTATCGGCAGCGATCACTAGACCTTGCTCCAAAGCATCTTCTATCGGCATTCGTAGTTCACCGAACGATCCTTCAGACAGCGGAAGCTTAAAAACTACCCACTCGTTTAGATAAGCGTTCATTTGATTGCTTTCGATTTCGCCTTCAATGCCACGCCTTAGCACAAGCGGACGATTGATTGCCATCGTTCTGTAAGTTACTTTAGGCAGAGCCTAGTCCTCCAAATCGGGAATTCGGTATAAGTCGAAGATGACGTCCACTATCTTTTCCCATCATACCGACAGGCGGGACGCTGATGCTGATAGCGCACGAAAGACTATCCATGCAATCGTCGTGCGGTGGATGCGCTAAAGAAAGTTCGTCCTCTAACGTTTGACAGTTGCCGCCTCTGTAGTGCCAGACAGCCATGTTGTCGTAACGAGGTTCAAGAACTGCCGCCATCCGCTCTTGCTTAGAACCAGACTTGCTAGTCGGCGCTAATTCTTCAACTGATAGGTAGAGGCCGTGGGGTTTGAAGTAGCCTTCTTTAAGTTCTTTAACGATAGCTTTCTGAGCTGCCGTAACTTCTGCGCCAAGCTTTCGGAAGCCCCACTTTACGTAGAGATTCCGAATGTGTTCAAAGTAGTCACTAATCCTATCTGTTCGAAATCGGTCAATCTCGAGAACGTAGATATTTCGTTCTCTGTCAACTCCGATAACAGCAATTGCCGTATAATCGCTTCTCTTTCCGATACTGTAGGCGAAGTCGACAGAAGCGTAAACATTTAGCTTTCGATCTTTCATGTACCAAGTTTCACCTTCCCGACGAAGATGCATCGGTTCGTAGTACTGAAACTTCGAGCGGTCTATTCCACCGTTCTCTGATGAATTAGGATTGTTGTAGTACTGAGCGTAGAAAGCAGTTCGATCGAGATACTTGCCACGCTTTCGGGCTAGAATCTGAGCGTCGAAACCGAACCACTTGCCATCGTTGCGTTGCTGACGAGGCCAGAGAAATTCTCCGTTCCCGTCTCCCGAGTCTTCAACCGCACGTTCAAACGTTTGATAAATCTCGGTAGAATCGATCACCTCCCCTCGGTCGTCGTAAACGTCCTCTTGCATAGAGAGCATTTCACTGTACAAATCCTTCGGATGATAACGAGTTCCTACGACCCATTCTTCAGCTTCGCCACCTTCGATAGAAGACAAGAGACTGTATTGGGTACGTACGCGATCTCTTCCTTCTTGCGTATAGGCATTGTCTCCTGTTACAACGTCGTCCAAGACTGCTACGTCACAGTGCATGCCGACAAGGTTCGTTGTTAACCCACCTGTAAACACGGTTGGATCACGAATACCCTCGAGCTTTCTTATCGGATGATCGACAGAGATTTCAGTGTTCGTCCACTTCTCTCTCTTACCTTCATCTACGTGAAGAAGTTCAGGCCAATATCGACGAACGATGTTGGACGTGATAATTTGTTTAATGAAACCTAGCTGTTTTTCAGCAAGACCTGAAGTCGAACTAATGTAAAGAATTCGAATGTCGGGTCGCTTAACGATGTACCAAGCAACTTTAAAAGCGATGTATCTGCTTTTACCGTGATCTCGAGGGAGAAGTGTCAGTTGGTGATCGCCTGACTTCTTTGAAGTAGTCCAACGACACCAATCTGAATGCACACCCCCAATAACTTGGTAAGGGGCAACGAGACGGATAAAAGTTTCGAGGTCCGCCTCCGCTGCTGCCCTGATTTCTTCAATAGTCATCTATTAACCGTACTCAAGAGCAAGACCGAATAGATTCTGGTCAATCGAAGACACCTGATTCCAAGTCATCGAACCTCCTGCGACAACCTTAGAACTACCGGCAAGGTATCCAGCAGGAAGGACCAATCGGATAGCAAGAATTGCTGCGTCGATAGCTTGACAAGCAATAGTCACACCGGGTGCGACACCATTCGTTTCAACGACAGTAACTGTGCCGCCGATATTTCCGCCGACAGCTTCTGCGTTAACCCGGAAAGTCCGCTTTACAGGCTCTACCGTTCCGTCTGTGTAAATACGAAGAACGTTAAGATTCATCTCTCCCCAGAATTCAGTAGTGTTTGTAGTAGGGGAGGTTGTGTTGGGGCGCGTAAGCCGGAGAAGAATCGAATTGTCAGCCGGAGGTTGTCGAGGAATGATTGGAATCACTCCACTAAAGACGCAAGGAATAATGTTCCAGTTGTTTCCGCCTGAAATTGTCGAGTAAGCCGGAACTCGCATTGGAACGAATGCATGACAGCGATGAAACTCTAGCGTTCCTGCTCCGTCTGTATCCCACTTGTAAGGCTGAACTCCGCCGCCTGCGGCTGCGCCAGTACCTGTAAAGTGGAACTTTGAGAACTGGATGGATCGAGATTGCCGAATCTTGGCCGCGAACTCGTGAGTTCCTTCCATGTAGCCGCCATCGAAAGCAAGATTACGACAAGCACTCAAATCTGTCGTGTACTTACCGATGATGCCGCCAGCTTCGAAACGGTGACTGGCGAGGACAAAGTCTTCTGCGCCTCCAAGCTGAATATGCGTGTCTGACAAATCGAGAGTTTCAGTCTTAGTGAATCGCATCGCATTTGCAATGAGATTTGTGCAGACAAAACCCTTTTCTCCGTTACGGACGACGACTCGATCAAGATGAGACGTCTGCCACATTCCGCTAACACCAATGCCAATGCCGCAACCGGAGATATCTAAGTCTTCAAAATCATTGCCGTCTGTGTCGTCAGTTACTGCAATGCCGGTAGAGTATCCTCGGATGCCGATACCCTTTAGTTTTGATCGACCCCATTGGGCTCCGTCTGCCCTCTGAAAACAGGCAATGGCCGGAGCACCAGCTGCCTTTTCGTAAACGCTTACTCTTGGCCCCTTACCTTCTATGATCGAATAGGTGCCAAGACGCATGGGCTGACTTGTTCGAGTAGTCCCAGCCGGAATAACGCTAATGCCGCCCTTCTGGTTTTCTAGCTGAGTATTAGCTGCGTACTGCGCGAGAAGAGCAGCTGAATCATCAGTAACGCCATCGAACTTAGCGCCGTAGTCTCGACTGTCGTTAAACGTGGTAGTTGCGCCACCAGTTACAGTCACTGTTGCAGTTCCGGCATTGCCAGTCACTGTAGCTCCGACAAAATTCAACGTGTCTGTCGAGGACACGACAGTTGTTCCGTTTTGCTTTACAGTTAGATTTGACGCTGCGCCAGTGCCACCACCAACGACTCCGCCAGAGATCAAATTTTTCACCTGTCCGAGATTCGGGGCCTGAGTGTTGCTTGTTGCTTCGCCGACGTTAATAAGCTTGTTAGAATTCATGTCGAGGTTACCGAGCATGGGCAAAGTGCCATCTCGGTACAGAACCTTCATGAATTCATCTTTAACTTTCTGGAAGTTGTTGTTAACGGCACCAGCAGCCGAACCAAGAAAAAAGTTTGCGATTGAAGAAAAAGTAAGAGCCATGTTTGGTTAATTCCTAAGAGTACGTCGATTAATCACGAAGGAGCGCGAGACATTATATTGATCCACACTGGTGTCGTCACCGGTTGAAATAGCGTAAGAGTTGCGCCAAGAACACTCACTGTTTGCGATTGTGCAACACGGTTCACAATGATGGTAGTTTGTGAAGCTGTAGTTGCTCCCTCCAAAATCGAAGAATCGTTGCGATAAGTTACGCCAGTCGGAGTTTCTGCTGTGACATTGACGATGGGAATAATGCCGACGTAGGTGCGCGGGAACGTGTAGACATATCGCCCGTTCGCGTCGGGCGTGACCTGAATACGGCGTGCTTGCAGACGACTTTCGTGTGTGTGATCTTCCAAAGCAAATCGAGGCATTGTGCCTTTGCTGCTGTCGACCTGAACAGCCGGTGGAGCGCCTGTCGCAGGCTGAGGCATAGCTGCTATCGCGTCAAGAAGCGCTTGTGGGATTGATGCTCCAATTTCAGCCATCAACCGAGCCGATAGCAGCTAAGTTCGGCGGCAATCACACCGACAGCACTGGGATTATCCACGTAGGTGAACGCACGCAGAGGATCTCCTGCGTTCAACGCCATGATGCGGCTGTTGAACAAGCCCTGCCGGTTGCCAGTGCCTAGATTGTTCGCGTTGGTTACGCCCCAGAAGAAGCCCGCGCTGTCCACGTTGGAGGTGTCGATGCCAAGGCCGTAAGAGATGCCTGCCGGGGTAGCGTCTGCCAGTCGCACTTTCGCGTTAACCTCGTAAACTCCTGTCTCAGGCACTGTGTATATCCACGTTGCCGTGTTAAACGCATTCGCCGTATCGATGACGGTCGCGTTGATCTGCAAGGTTATGAAGCCTGCGCCGTTGTTTTGGAACGCTGTGTTGCCAAAGCGCATCGCGACCAAACGCGGCCGAGCGAGCAGGGGGTACAACTCAACGAAGTTGAGATTGATTTTATTACCACCTGACTGCCCGGTATCTCCGGCACCTGTAGTGGTATCGATAATTTGACGTGCCATTTGTTAACTCCCGAACTGTGCTTGTGTTGAACCCCACGACGGGGCGGTTGATCCGAAGAATGGCGATGCCACCTGACCGATATTCCCAGCGCTGAAATCATCGATCTGCGCATCTTGGTTATCTATGGCTATCAGTCCCACCCTAGTTGAAGGATTGCTACGTGGTGCGGTCAGCCTTAACTGGCCGTTGAAGTACAGTTTGATATCATTGCTTGCCTCTGCCCGATACGTTCCGGTTGTTTGGCCGTTCGGGGTAGCGGAATTGAAAGTGGCGGCCGCTGCGCCGTTCACAACATTGACAATTGAGAATTGAGAACCCGCAGCATGGGATTCGAAGGCGCGTACATAAGTATAATTATTGGCGTTGATGTAGTCGATGAGCAGAATTGTAGTCATGAAATAGCTGAAGCCGTTCTCGTCCTCACCCAGCGAGTGTCTCGCCTCAAGCACAGCCTGCGCAAAGTGGTTCGTCGCGAAGATCGTAGTTGGGGCCACCATTTCTGTAGCGGTATTTTGCGCAACAACTCTTTGACCGTTCAAAGCATATGCTGTGGACGATCCAGATAGCAGCGCCCAGCCCGGTCTATCGGCCAGTAGGCCGCTACCACCGTCAAAATTATCGCTGAACGAAGTTGAAGCTGCGGGGGAAAGGAATGCTGTCCCGAAAACCGGAAGTCTTTTTTTATTGACTCGACTTGAAAAGTCTCCGACGACGCCCATTAGCCTTCGGTAATCGTGATCGCAGCCGAACCTGAAGCAGCTACGAAGTTAACGGCTTTGTTAGTAGACACGCTGAAAGACGATCCTGCCGGAACAGTGTAAGTTCCTGCCGTTCCAATAGCTGCCGTACCTGCCTGCTCGTTAAATCCGATGTTAACAGCGCTAATATTCTGTCCGACAAGGAACTTACGGTTAGCGTTAGCAGCAACCGATAATGCGCCGCTTGTAGTAGTCGCGCTTCCAGATCGATCGGTAGTTGCAGTCAACGAAGAGTTAGCGAAAGTCAGAGTACCTGACAGAAGCGTGTAGAGGCCCTTCAGAATCGAAACGAGAGTGCCAGTACCTGAAGTGTAGGCTGGGTCTGCAACAGCCCCTGTAACGTCTCGTATGGTCGTCAGACGGGCAATCTCAGTCGTCTGGTTAGCAGCTGAAGCATCTCCGCCACCACCTCCTGTGCCGCCTGAAGCACGATAAGCTAAGCCAGTATCTGGATCGATGAGCTGAACGGGTGTTGCACTGGTTGCCATTTAAGCTCTTCCTGCTTTCTTATTTCGTTTAAAAGATCGGTTCTTGGCTTTAGACTGAACAGCCAAATTAGAGCTGCTGTTGTTTGCTGTATTGTTGTTTTTGTGGGCTACGTCTTTGCCGTCGCCTTTTCGAACGCGCCCAGCTTTAATCATCTTTGCGCGAGCTGCGTTACGCTGCGCTCGTCTCTTCTTTTGCTCGGGCTTTCGATTATATTTAGCCTGAGCAGCTTGACGAGCAGCCGTGTTCTTTTGAGAGTTTGGTCCTGTTGCCATTACTTAACCAATCGAATTCGAGAAAGATCGTCAGCAAGCTGTGCTGCGTGAACGGTCTCAACTTTCAGATTTCCTGCTACTTCTTCTTTCGACGGACGACCGCGAGAAGGAGCTTTGCTCATCTTACGATAGTTCTTGTCAGCAAGGTACTTCGCAGCTTGAAGCTGAACGGCTGGACTTACGTCCTCAACGCCGTCGCTGTACATGCGAATAGCTGCTAGACCTTCGGACGACAGCTTAGCGTCGAGTTCGATGTCCCACTGTTCCTTCGCTTCTGCGAACCAGCTGCACTTGTTAAGCATCAACCAGTGACTGTAGTCTTCGAGGTAGCGAGTAGCAAGCTGATAACCTGTCGGATCACCGAGTTCAACGTAGACGCGACGAAGGTTAATCAAACCCGGTCGATCGTGGTGGAGCGTGAACATCGGATCGCACGCTCGCTCGTGAACAGCCATCTTCGACTGCTCCTCCCAGAAAAGCATGCGAGTCATGCGGGAACCAGAGGCTGTTCGGAATTTGTTTGAGATTCGGCTCATATGTGTATTATATCAGATTTAGGAAGAGTTGTCAAGCTTTATTTTTAGAAGCCGCTCTTTAAGAAAGAGCTTGACAAATGTTTCTATTTCGTGTATAATGTACGTATGAGATGGGGAGACCCGTTGATTGGACGTTGGCCTTCCTCCTGCTTCGGCGGTTTAAAAGGGGGGTTTGGGGGGATGTCCCTTCTTACAGTTTAATTTCTTAAGTAGTTAATCTTTTTAAACTCACTACGTTCGGGGCCTTTTCGTTCCCGAAAAGATTTGCTTCGCAAATGCCCGGCTTCTCGCGGTTTTCGTGGGAGGCCTTTTTTCGTGTCTTCGTAAGGGGGGCTGAAGATTGGCTTGAATTTCTTCGAGATATTTTTAGGGGGGGTTATTGCAAGAAAGAGCCCACCCCCAACCCCCTCCCCCGGGGTCTTCGTGATGTTTCCTCGATGTTTTCTGACATTCCTTCTTGCCTTCTGTTTATGCGAGTTATCCGCAGTAGCAAGTGACAATACATCATCTCATTGATATTGCAAGACATTATCACCGACGTCTACGTCTGCAATCTTGGCACAGACCTTGCAATCACGTGCGCGTGGGTTCCCTTTAGCTCGCGGGATAGGTGTCTTACTTGACTAACACACATCCCGAAATAAATTTGTTCGGTGGACGGAACCCCTCGTCTCAACGTCCGTTATGTATTCGTGGCTTCCAGCTACTGACCGGTTCCAGCGGACGAAAGAAAGTTTGCGGAACCAATCGATCAGTCGCTAGTTATCACACTAACAGTCACCGTCCAACGGTGGCGCTCTTAGGTCCGGCCGCTTGCTCTAGGGTAAATGATGCGTCGGCAAAGCCTGAACGATCTGGATTAGCAACCGGATGCGGAGCGTCGGACGACTGACAACAAGGCGGATGCTAGTCAAAGGACGTACAGTTAGAAGCTGTCCGTTGCACGATCTTTTCACGTACCTTGAAATAGGTGCGGGGCGTGAGGCTAGACGATGTGAAGCGTTATCCGTAGCAGGATAGCGTTAACTGGAAAACATTCCGAGTATGCCTGCGACTACTCGCCAAAGAGTAGCGACGGGGCGCGGGGAAAACGCTAAGTCCTCAAGTAATTCTTGAGCACTGAACCGTTCGTAATGGACGGAGCCCCCGGGTCTGTGTTGAGAGTGCAACGCCTCCAAAGAGTAGCACGGACTAGAAAGAACACACGTGTTAGGTACGTGTTTAAAGATTAACCTTGTTCAAGATAAGGGCACGGTGTACGGTAGGTTGTTTAATCTATCATGCGCCGTGCCTTTTTCTTTACCCTTTTCCCATCGTTGATGCGAGGCATGATGCAGGTTTACAAATAGGGACGCCTTGCCTGATTTCAATCATGCCTCACACCAGCAATGGGCTGGACAACCGACACTCGGAGAACCTCCATGTCACTCAAGATCATTCAAAAGAAAATTCGTTGGATTGGTAGCACAACTGCCAAGGTCAACGGCGTCATCCACGAAACTGCGCTGCTCATCTGCGCTCACACAATCGAGTACAACGACTGTTCGACGGCGAAGGATTTGATTAACGCTATGCCTGCTTCGATGCGTCGGACGATGCTCAAGCTTTGGTTCGAAACCTTTACGCCCATCCGTTTCCAAATGAAGGACGGGCTAGCTATCAAGGTCGGCATGCTCAAGCCGGACGCTAAGACTTACACGCCGTGGGATGTCGTCAACGGCGAAGCCAAACCTTTCTATGAGCTTGCAGAAGAAAACCCTGAAAAGGGTAATCTCACGTTCGACAAGCTACTCGCCCTCATTCAGGCTCAAGTGAAGCGCGCCGAAAAGAGCGTCGAAGAAGGCAAGGTCGAAGAGAAGGACCGCGACAGCATCTTGCTGGTGGCACACACTCTCAAGGGCCTCAACTTCAAGCGTGTCACACCTGCTAACGACGCCAACAACGTTGAGTTGTTCCCAAGCGACGTCGTGCAGTCGCCGGTCCCAGCTATCGCAGCGGCGGCGTAACCCTTTGAGAGACTACGTTCACTATGCCCGTGCGCTAGCCGATGGTGAACGTAGTCTCTCAATCCGTATAGTCTAGGCGGTCAGTAGATAGTAAGACGATTGTTAATCGCAATTGATATTCTATGCAACTCACCTTGCATGTTTAGCCTGCTGTGGAACATCCCTAACGTTTATCCTGTAATGGGATAGCGCCCGTCAAGAAAATGCTGTCAAATGGATAGCATCTCGTCTGAAGATTGAAGAGACGACGGAGTAATACCATGCAATTCAGTCTTCGCGATAAGCTCGTCAAAGCTGGCGTCACAAACGAAGAAGAAATACGGGAGCATCTAAGCCGTGCGTTCACCGCTATTTCTTTCGCACCTCACTTGCGAGTGAGAGACTACGTAATTAAGAAGTAAGACAACATCAACCACCTGTAATCATTGGAGATTCATCATGACTAAATCGTTTCGTTCGTCTGATTTTCACTTCGCTCCGACGACAATGTCGGTAGCTCTCGGTCACGCAGGATTCAGTCATCGTCCGGTAGTGTTTCGTCGTGAACCGAAGGTGACTAAGGTTTACGCCAACGGTATCCGTGAAGTTGTGACGGGACTCGACGCATGAAGACGTTCTTCATCAACGGTAAGCTTTACCGCGCAACGTGTCTTCTCGGCGCTCTTTGGGCCTCGGGTATCAACGTATTTGAAGGGTAATCTATCATGGCTGATCTCAACGAGTTTCCTTCGTGCTGCGGCGCGAACATCTTGACCGACTTTCTTATGGACGAAGATATCGACATCGACGATGAAATAGCCGCTCTCCGCCAGCACGCAGGTCACGGTCAAGCGACGGTGCTCATTCTCGTC